GCACCATCTCATATGAAGAACAATTTCGTCCATATCAGCAACATTGACGGCACTGCCGACCTTGAAGCCATCGGTCGCGTGAGCATGAGTAATAGGCGTACGAGTTATGATCGATCCGAATGCTTTTGTCCAGTCAGCCATTATTCGGCCTCCAGTGCATTGATTGCAGTTGTCACAGCGGCTTCGTAACCCGCAATGAGTTCTGCGACTCGCATGTTAAGCGTTGGATCGTTATCCGCCATCGCCTTGAGTTCAGCAGCGGCCCGATCCCGCAGAGACGCCAGAGCCTCGCCTTGCTGGAGGATAAACGACTGCACAGTGTAGGTTCTCGCATCCTCATCGTCCGCAGTACGGAGAGCGGAAATAACTACCTCCCTGCGGGCTAGGTCACGAACCGTGATTGTCATGTTTGACCATATTGCCATGTCCATGTGCTCCTACAAAAACTGGCACACAGGCAGCTTGGAGACTACCTGCGTGCCAGTCCGATTGCACGACCAGCGCCAAAAGGCTCGGGTCTCAGTATTTTTTTGTTAGAATCCCGCCACGGTTGCGATCCACACGGACTTCGGAACCTTGATGACCGGCAGCATCGTGTCGCCAGCCAGGTGCTTGATGCCAACGGGGTCGCTCGTGACATGCGCGTAATTGAACATGCCGCGCGCCATCGAGAGATTCGCAAGGGCCGAAAGGCCGTCGTCGGTGATTGCCCCGAGGTTGCCGGGCACCGGAATGCTGCCTTCCAGGAGATCGTACCAGCTTGTGTCGACCGCCGGGACGAACGTGACACCGTTCGCGCCCCACACAGTCGTCAGGTCGCCGTCCTCATCTTCCCACATGTGGTTCATCGCGGGCCGCCACTTGGGGATGCCCATCAGGCCGTCGGGGATGACGCCCTGAGCGAGACTCGTGGCCATCGCCGGAACCCGGGCGGCGAAAGCCAACACCGCGGTATTAGCCGACAGATACCCGGCCACGTTCTCGCCGTAGTACGCCGTGTCGATCGGGTAACCGGTCAGCTTGATCGCCGCGCTTGTCAGGTCGCTCATCTGTGCGACAATATTGGTCGCGGCGGTGCCCCATGATGCGCTTATGATGTTACCATTGGTGTCCCAGTTCAGCTGGTTCTTGTTGCCAGCGGGAACGCCGTAGTCGATCGTGACAACGGCTCCGGTCGAACTCGACAGCAGCTGGCCGTCGGCGTTGAAATAGACCGCGCCAAGGGCAAGAGCGGACGCCACAGCGGAGATGCGGAGATTCATAAACCGCACCTTGAAATCTTTCGTCTGGCGCCCAATTTCCTGCTCGCCCAGCAGTTGCCTCTGCTCGTTGTCGCTCAGAAGGTTGTTCATCACGGCGGGCTTGTGGCGGATGTTCTCGAAGACGTGAATCAGCTTGACCGGAATCTCGCTGACGCCCTTGAGTGTGACGTTCTTGCTGGGTGCGCCGTAAGCCACCCGCTGCGCAAGCTGGCGGTTGCCCTCGACCTTGCGGTACTCGGCATAGTCGCCGTCGACGGGGCGGGTTGTGGTCAAAAACGCGGGGTCGAACGGATTCGGAACACCCGATTTTACCGTCTCGATCGTGCCCTGCATGTTTGAAGCTTTTAAGATCTCTTCAATGGTTGCCATGAGTCATTCTCCTGAATGGTCAATTAGTTTGTTGTCATGCCCGGGCATGTCTGTTTTGGTTAGAACGTATCTTCGAATGTATAGTGACCGGCGGCGTTCAGCGCGTCCTTGACGTAGGTTATCAACGATGTATCGGTCGGCGCGTTGACGATATTGTCGAATACGATCTGCCCGCCTGTCACCAGCTCGGCGTAGTCGACATCGATATTCTCGCTGTCGCTATCGGTGACCTTGATTCCAGTGCCGTCGTTAATCAGCGTCAGTATCGTCTCGCTGCCGTCGGTGGGCTGGATGAAACTGCCCGCGATAAAGTCGTTCGCGGAGGCGGTAACGCCTGCGGTGGTTCGGACGGTTGCACTCGTCGACGCGCCTGTTAGCGCCGCGACGTTCGTGCTTATAAGCCCGTGCGTCAGTGCCGCCGCGCCCGTGCCGCTGAACGTGAATACCATCGCCAGGGCGGCGGTGTCTGCGATAGTCGAAATAACTACCGTGTTTGCGCCGAGCAGATCGTCCATAGCAGATTGCGCGGAGGCGGTCATGGTCGCCTCGGTGCCAGACCAGGCAATTGTGTCGGTCCATTCAATCGGGCCGGTCGGGTCGCCCATTGCCCTGAATCCGAGCTGCAGTGTTCCGCCGGAGCAAGTTCCGCCGATCGTGACTGTTTGAACCTCATTCACAGCAGCCCCCGCCGCCGTGATTGTCACAGTACCCGCGACCGGAATGCCTCTGGTGGTCTGCACCTCGGTCATGGTCGCGACGCCGGTGAGTGATGTAATATCGATCTCGCACATCGCCAGATCGGTAGCCGTATAACCCGTTCCGCTCGCCGTCAGCACCAAAGCGATCGGGCCACCCGACCACGGAGCCGCCGAGCCGGCAGACGACGCGACCCATCCGGCGACAGCGCCCAGGGCCAGCGTGATGGCCGCCTGGCAGGCCGCCAACGTCGCACCGAAAGCAAGTTCCGCGGTATAGACAAACGTCCCGTCAGGCTTTGACAGCTTGATACGGTACGTTCCCGCAGACGCGGGTGCGTCCGGCGTAAATGTCTGGACCTCGTTCCCGCCGGCGCCGGCGCCTACGGAGCTGTAGGTTATGGTGCTGGTCTGGACGGTGCCCGCGGCGGTGGGCGGACCGGTGATTTTGAATGTACCGGTAGCCCCGACGCGGCGGGTCAGTTCAGCGGCCATCGCCGCCGTAAGGAAGTTCATCTGCGTGGCCGCGCCATCGTAGGCGTCGCCAAGCACTCCGATAATCGACGGAGCGTACTTTCCGCCCGTCGTGATCTTGCCCATCAGCAGGCCAGCCCGCAGAACATCGAGATTGCCGGTATTGCCCGGGTCCCGCGAAACGCTGCCGGCGATGACCTTGCCGCCAGCCAGGAGCGTTTGATCTCCGCCAAAAGTGATCCGGCGATACGCGGCGCTTCTCTCGGTCTTGACGCCCGGTAAGCCTGTTACATAGTTATTGCTCATGTGACTGTCTCCTTAGACAGAGTTTTTCGATAGAGCCTCAAGGGCTACAAAACTTTTTCTATTTGGCCCGCCGCGCCGCTGACCATGTTCTTGATGACCGCCGGGTCCGCGGCTGCCGAGGCGTCGTCGCCAGGCAACTGCCTGCTCAGCACCTGGGCGCCGGTCTGTTGTTTCAGATCGACTGGCTTGTTCTCAGCCAGCGCATTCAGCACAACCTCGGCGTAGGGGGTTACGCCGTTGTTTGCCGTGCGGCTCAGGGCTCGCGCGTTGCGGGCCTCGGGCGAGCCGACAAGCCCGGCTTTCAGGATCGACGCGGCCTTGGGCGTCAGGTGCCCTTTTTCGACCAGCGTGTCGATCTTCATTTCGGTGCCCTCGGCCAGCATGTTCAAGGCGTCGGGGTCCGGCTTCACGTCCTTGATTCCAGCCGCCTTCGCCTCAAGCTCAGCGACCCGCCCGGTAAGCGTTTCGGCGCTGGTCTTGAGCGTGGCGACTTCCGCCTCGTGCGTTGTACTCAACGCCTTGACGTGATCGCCGACCTTTTCAAACAGGTTCTCTGCGGTCAGGTCTTCGAGCTTGAGTCCGAGTAATTTCGCCCATTGTTCCAGATTCATTTTCGTATCTCCAGTGTTCGTGGATAGTCGTTTTAGTGATGCGGCCATTGACCGCCGCCCGGTGTCCGCCGCTATCGGCACAAAGCCCTGCTGATCCGGCACGACCGGCTGCGGGGTTATCGATGAATGAATTATGGCCTCGCCGTATGAACGCCCCTTGCCATCGACAAACGACGGCTCCAGCCAGATCGAGACCTGCCCGACCTTCTGGGCAAGCTCGATGGAATCCTTGCCGATCATCGTGTGGATTCCATACAGCGTCATAACCCCTTTTTCGTTCGCCTTGCGGAACAAGCCTGACAATGAGCCAAGCGCGTCGTCCGACCGGAAGGAATGATCTTTCACGACGTTGGCGCTGACGCCATTTGCCTCCATGCTCTGAGAGGCTGCAATCCATTCATCCATCTTCTCGGGCGTGACATTAAGCTCCCACTTGTCCACCGGGTGCTTGTAGACGCCGACCTGGATCAGGTCTTTGACGAATCGCTGCGTCGGCAGAGAATCAACTTCGACAATGCCGGATATCGCGTCAAGCCTGAGGCTGGACGATGCATCGCCGAAGGTCAAGAGGTTCGAACCCTTGCCAGCGGTCTCGACGCTCAACGCGATATGATCGTTGTCCTTGAGCCATGTGCGGGACTGCGCCAGGGTGAATTTGCGCTTGTCGAATAGGACTGTCTGCAACTCCGGGTCGCCTGGTGTCAGCGAGAAGATGGCGTGAATGCCGTCGCCGAACTTGTTGTTCTCGCGGCGCAATACCCCGACGCCGGGCGTTCTGATCTGTGCAGCATGTTCGTTTGCGAATGCCATATTTAACTCAATGCTAGATTATAGGCACTGGTCAATATGGAAAGTCAAGAACTATTTTTGAGATTTATTTGATAATATATCTTCGACCCGAACGCCGAGCGACTCGGCGACCTGCTCCAAGGTGTTGATGGATGGCGAATGCCGGTCGGCCTCCAGGTCAAACCAATAGCTTGTCCGCATGCCGATTCTTGCGGCGCACGCCCGGGCCGAATACTGCTTGAGGCCGTGTGCCTTGACCTTGCGGACGCGGATGTCGTGGATTGTTTTTCCGATCTTCATGGTGCTTCCTTTGTGTCAGTGTATAGGCTCGACACCGGCGCAACCCGGTGAAGAGTTGATACAGTGCTACGACCACTGATCGGCCATTGCGTTTGCAATGCCTCGATATGTCAGGCTGCGTATTTTCGCCCTGTCCTTGCGTCTGCCCGACGTGAAGTGTCTCGCATTGTACCGCTTGCCCTTTTTATCTTTATACACCGTTCCGTCCGGCCTCGTGTGATACTGAGGCTCGCAAACATCCGTTGCGGTCAGGGGCGGCAACGCGGTGAGCCAAAGACACGTCATTTTGGTTTCCGGATGCCCGAACTGCCAGGGCTGAATGATCTGATCCGGCTTCCGGTATACGTTGGACATAATGCCGACTGGGTTCTCGATGCACTTCTGGGGAATTGGTGCGTTGGCTAGGGCCATGAAAAAATCAATGCCCTGCTGCTGCCGGCCATCGGATCGCTTCTCAGCAAAATATCTGGCCCCACTGGACGCCAAGTGCGTACAGGGCGGAAACGCGATCAGCATATCCCAACCATCGCCCAATAGCGGCAACACATCGCCTTGGATATGCGGCCCCGCTGCGTCACTCGGCAGAATGTCGCAGGACACAGCATCGTGCCCACGGGCGATAAGCGCATCCCGGACGCGGCCTGAGTATTCACAAGCAACAAGCACCCGCATTACTCAGACTCCCAATCCAGCCACGGCGTGTATGGAAAGAATCGTGCTGGGCGTGTACCCGCATCGGCGGGCCTCGGCGTTGATGGCCTTGCGGATGGCGCTGCCGGGCTTGGCGGCGTAGTACAGCTTGGCCATGCGTTTCCAGCCGAGATTCTCGATCCGCTTGCACCCGCCTCGCGTGGTCGCCATCAGCCACTCGTGGGTTTCGGGTTTGGCCTTCGTCGCGTTTTTCTTCGTGGTCTTTGTCATCGTAATGCCTTTCGTAAGGTGGTTAGCTGTGCGTGTTATGCGGTTGCTTCGTTGTGTTCTTCACTATGTATAGTATCGTCTATAACCTACAATAAGTCAACATAAAAATAACTTTTATACACGATATTTTTAGGGCAAGGCGGAAGTGTTGTTATATGCTGGGGTTACGACTTGGATATTTTATACCGCGGGCGTGTCGTTCAGCCTCGGAGTCTGGCCGATGGCGTTCAGCGGGTGGTGCTTCCACCGATCGTCCGGGCCAGGCATGATGGTCTGCCCCTCGATTTCGATAGGCCCGACTGGCGGCTGGATCACCTCGTGGTCGTCGGTGTCGTACACTTCCATCAGCGTGCACCGGCATGACCAACCGTTTGGCGGCGCGATGGACGCCCATTGCGGATCGTCCTTGGGCAGCACAATCCCCTCGAGCGCGGCGTGTTCAAGCCTCACGCGGTCATCGCCCGCCGTGCTGTACTCGTAGCCCCACAGGATCTCTTGTATCGCGGGGTCCTGATTCGCCTGCCATCGGCCCGCCGCGTAGGCTGTCGCGGTCTGGGTCCGGAAGATGGTCTGCAACTGGTATGCATTCGACGGCACAACGCCAGCCCGCGCGAACGCATCGCCTATCAGCTTGGAGCCGTCCCGAACAGTCAAGCCCTGGGCGGTAGACTCCCGCACGGCGGCGGCGACTTTCGCCTCCAGGTCAGTGCTCAGTGCGCCGGTGATGCTGGCCGCCTCGACGCCATACTGCGCGTTAATCGCAGATATCTCGGCGTCGGTCAAAGCGATTCGAGCCTCGACGAACTTGACTGCCTCGCCCTGGAGGCCGGGTATTGCAAGAGCCTTGACGCCGGCTCCGGCACCCGCCGCTCTGACCAGGGCGTCAAGCCGGGCGTTGAGGTGCGCCGTGACCATCGCGTCAAGAACCGACTCGCTGTACGCCTGGGCCATCTGGCCGACTCGTGCGGATGGGTCGATACCGTCCATCCACAGCCGCCCCGCCTCGGCCATGATATTGCGGCTGATGCGGAATGCCGCCCGAAGGCCTGCGGCCTCGATCCGGGCCTGCTTGGCTACCTGCCTGCGGGCCTCGCGTTGTGCTGTTCTTGACGCCATTACTTCTGTGCTTTGCGACGCAGCTCGGCTACTTTCGCGTACATCCTGCTCAACGCCATCGCCGCGGCCTCGGGCGTCGCCCGGTCGTCGATCGACGTGGACGCATCTTCCGCAATCCTCGATATGTCGCCTGTGTCGCTCTTGGGCAGGCCCGCGATATCCAGCAACGCGTCGACGTTCAGCACGTTCAAGAACAGGTCAAGATTCTGCGGATTGGCGAATACCTGCTTGAGCAGGTCGCGGAAGAATATCTGCTCGTCGCTGCCCAGTTCTTCGGGCACGATGAACACCGAGCCCTTGGCCTCCAGGCCGTGGTTGTATTGCAGAAGCGGGTCGACAATTTGCCGATTTATCGCGTCCGTGATATCCAGCAGCAGCAGATACGAGACAACCAGCGCCAGGTCTGCGTGTACCTCGCTTTCCGCCTTTGTCCCGTGTTTGCCCTCGAGCGCGGACCGCTCGGGCACCAGCCATCCTCGCATCATAAGCGATTCAAGGTGCCCCATCATCTCGACTATCTCCTGGCCGTGCCGCCCCTTGGTCTCCAGGAATGAGATCAGCCACGATTTGAGCTGGCTGATATCGACGCCGCTCCTGGCCAGGTCTTCTGCGAACTTCGCCAGCGTGTTGGGCATGTAGATACCGTGCCCCATACCCAACTCCCTGAGCATGGTCGCCGCATGGACGGCGTTATCGACCTCCTTGCCGTTGGCGTCATTGGACACGCCCTCGGGGTATTCGATCATCGGGATAACGCCCGCTGCCTTGGTGATGTACTGCCCGCTCTTGCCTAGTGCGTGATTCCACTGCGACCACTCGGGGCGGCAGTTCTCATTCCTCGATCGACCGTGCAGATTCCCCGCCTCGCCGTCGTGGGTGAAGATGACCGACTTGTCGGCGTCGATCTCAACCTTGCCCTGGCGGAACCCCGCAAAGTCGCCTGTGTTCTTGTCGATCTGGATATCAGTGATGTCGACCAGCAAGGCCTTGATCTTGCTGTATGTCACCAGGCCCTTGCGGATCTCGAATACTTTCTCAAAGCCAGCCCAGCCATAATCGAGCGACCGCAGCATGTCCTTGATCAGTTGCGGATAAAGCGGTTTCATCGCCTCCTGTATCTCGTTTTTCCACTCTTCCGGCACGCCCTCCTCGCTCTGTACGCCCCACTTGGCGGCGCGGACCGGGGCGGTTGACGCGGCCCGGGCAAGGGCGATCGTAGGATTCGAGATCATCCGCCGATAAGTTTTGTACGTGCCTGGCTGCGTGGCCACGCCAGGCATGTGGACCGGCTGGCCGCCTACTGCCTGATGGATGATATTGTTAGTGCTCGATGCCGTCTGAGCCTTGGTCTCTTCGCCTGTCTTCGGCGGCTTTACTGTTTCTTTCGCCATAAATCTATTCCTCTATATCAAGCAACGGCAAAGTTTGACCAGCTAGTTCGTGAGTACAATCAGCTAAGAACTGGACTTGCCCATCATTGATAAATGTATGACACACATGCTCCCGGTTTTTGGTGCGGATAGATGGCTTCAATGTTGGCTTTTCAGTATCGCCATTCCACGACCAGCAATGAGTTCCATCGCGCGGCCCCCTCAAGATGACCGGAAGTATCCTAAAGTCAAACGGTCCC